CTCTGATAGTTACACCCGCTGTAACGAGTCTTCTTGAACGCTATCGCGCCTTTCTCCGGGAGAATTTTGTCCCAGGAGTCGGGGGACCTTTCCCACTTCCTATGGGTAAATCTGACTTTTCCGATGCGTATTTCTCGGTGTCGGCTGGCCCAAATGGGTCGCCGGCGCTGGAAACTGCTGCTATAGATGCTACTTTATTGGTTGAGCACCGTAAAGCGGGCACCCCTCTTTGGGAGGCCTTGTCTAAGCTATCGGGGCATCACACGTCGCAGCCCAAGAAGGAATTCTTAGGGTTAGTTGATACGTGCTCGCGATGTTCTCTTCCAGAGCATCTTGATGCCAAGCCAGTTCACAAGAGAACTTTATCTAAAGTTCACTTGTTACCAGAGGCTGGGGGTAAGGTTCGTGCGATTGCAATCATTGATTACTTTTCACAGTGGGCGTTGCAGCCCCTTCATAAGTTTCTTATGAGTCTCCTGAGTAAAATACCTCAGGATGGGACGTTTTCTCAAGATCGTCTTGTTGACGATCTTAAGCAAATGGCAACTAAAGGAGCCGGTTTGCTCCACTGGATGTCGATCGACATCAGTGCGGCTACCGATTCAATACCCGTTGTTTTATATCGTGTATTGTTAGAGGAGTTATTTGTATCAGTAGAGACGCCGTTTGGTCTTAGTGTGCGAGATTACGTGTCTGCTATTTTAACGGTAATGATTGATCGTGACTTTACTGTTTCTTTTGCTCCCAAGTACTTTTCGGAGGTTCCCTCTGAAAAGAGTGTGCGGTATACGAGGGGTCAGCCGATGGGTGCGCTTGCATCCTTCGGCTTGCTATCGTTATTTCATCATTCCTTCGTACAATTCTGTGCCTTCTCTGAAAGTATTACTTTTCCATTCTTATCTTATGGGATTACTGGCGATGATGTTGTCATCGGACAGCCTGGCCATGCGACTGTTGGAACACGTTATCGGGAATTTGCGGAAATCCTGCAAATCCCTATCTCTTGGACAAAATCATTTACCTCTGACTCATTTTGGAACTTCTTATCTCGAAGTTTCATTCATGGTGTTGAAGTGTCTCCTGCATCTCTTAAAGAAGAGTTGCAGATCCGTGATAGTGTTACGAGGGCTAACCGAGCTCATCGAATGATTGAGCGCGGGTGGCTAGGTGATAACAATGTGTCAAATTGGCTCATAAGGGCCTGTAAGTTATTAATGTATCCCGCTGAGTTCATTGGTTTTAGTTATGAACTGCAGAAAGGGGTAATTAATAAAGTTTTCATCCAGGTGATGATTGCGTTCTTGAGTCCTAATAGTGCGTTACGCACACTAGGCTTCTCACGAATGCCGATTATTGGGCAGGCTGCTTTATTACAAGCTACACCTTCCCTACTCGGCTTAAGCGATCACCTTAAAGATGATACTCTTAAAGGATCCGAATGGACTTCTTCAGAGGAAAAACTTTACCTTGAGAAGCTCCTCCACTTACTCGTTGATGAATATCAGGAGTTGTTTAGAGGAGACGCACGTCGATACGCTGCACGTATGCAGTGGATCGAGGTACAATCTCGGGTAGTTAAAATGTTGCTCAAACCTTGGATACGCCATATGGACCGTCCAGAGATAGTATTACCTCTGTCGGATGGCCCGTTAGGTGATTCATGGTATGAGGCACCAAATCACAGATCTTCCATCTGTACTTTGATGACTTTAATAGCTTCCTATCGCCCACTGCCGGATTTCCTTGATGTTGCACTTCTTACTAAGCTTGAAGAAGATAAGCGCAAGTCGAGATTCTGCAGTTACTTGGAGTACTCTGAGCAGCATAGACGTCTTGTGGCAATAGTATTATTGACAGCAGAACTGTGTACGCGCCGGGTGATTGACAACATCCCTGAGGAATTTGGGACATCGCTGTTAACACGCTATTCTATTGGTTAGCATGGAC